GATTAGAAGATTATGGTATGTCTTTGTTTGTAGGTTTACCAGAAATTGATGGGTAGTTAGGTTGAACTAAGCCTGAATAAAGTTGACTCTGCATCTTCTTATCAAGTTTGATTCCTCCCAATTCACCTGTCAAAAGTGTATTATATACATTGTCTGTATACGCTTTTGCTGCATGAGCTTGCTGTTCTTTTCTAGTCTCTTGTTCTGCCAACTGTCTTGCAACAATCTCTTCTTGCATTCTATCTAACTTTGGCTTGAACTGATTAGCTTTTTGCTCTAGTCTACCTAAGTCATTCCAATCTTGAATCTCTGACTCAATCTCTTCTGAACTTCCAAAACCTGTAGCATAAAGATATTGTCTTGCAATTTCAGCTTGGTCATACTCATTAGATGGATCTAGTTGAATCATCTCTTCCACTTGTGCAAGTGTTCTGAATAATCCTTTTAGATCTTGTCCTCCATCAGCAACATACTTAGCTGCAATCTGAAGCTCTTCTGGCAAAGCATTAAAGAATTCTTTTGGAACATTTTGTTTGATCTTATTCTCTCTCTCTTGAAAGTTAGCTTCAAACAATTCTCTAAAGTCTTTAGTACTGTAATCTTCTAATGACTTATCATCATCAAAAGGAACCAAAGATCCTTCCTCAATCATTTTTTGTGCTAACTCATAAAGACCAGATTTATCAACCTTTGGTCTTCCTTTGTTGCCAGCATCTTCTTCTTGAGAAATTAAACTATCAAGCTCAGCAATTGTCTCATCAACTTCTGCTTTCTTTTCTGCTTCCTCTACTTTGTTAGAAGGTTTAGCAGGGTTGTCAAGGAACGTAGTATCTACATTTTCTTTTGAAAACATAGACTTTGGTTTGTCATCTTCTTTACCATCTGAAGGCAGCATTATACTTTCTGCTCCAGGGCTACCAAATAACTCATCAATATTTACATCTATTAGATCTACCGTTGTAGAATCTTGGACACCTTTGGTAAGGTCATCGATCTCTTTGTTCATCTTGTTGGTTTTTGTTTATACTTTAATATACTAATTAAACTTGACAAATTTAAAAGGGTCAAACTATTTTTTTGTACTATATAGCTAGACTAGTCTTTCTTTTTATCATTCTTGCCTTTATCAAATTTGTTTTTATTGACTCTGGCAATTTCAAGCTGTTTATTAGCAATATCTCTTTGTACTTGTAGCTTCTCTTGCTCAATAGACATCTTCTGAGAATGTCTTAAGTTCTCATTAGATTGTTTATCTCTAGCAAGATCAGTTTGTTGTTGGTACTGTTCTGTCTGGCGAATCTCTTTCATGCTGTCTTGGTAGTCAGACATTTGATTTTGATTGATATCAACAGTAGCACCATAACCAGCAGATTTAATCTCAGCAACAGTAATGTTATTTTCAAGTTGTTTGTCTTGCTTCTCAGCTTCAGCTTGAATCATCATCTGTTTTTGTTTCTCTTGAGATGCCAACTGTTCTTGTTGCATTTGTTGTTGAGCCTGCTGTTCTTGCTGTTTCTGTTGCTGTTGTTTTTCTTCAGAAGTTTTAAGAACAGTATTAAGTTGAGCAATAGAGTCTGACTGAATGATTTTACCAAGATCATAAATACTAGCTCCTGCTGTATTGTTTGTCATGGCTAATTGCTTGAGTTGTTCAAGAACAGATCTGTGGTTGGCATTAGTGCTACAGAAAATATTAAGATCTCTCATCAAAAGATCTGTACCATTAATTTGGAAATTCACTTTTTCATCAGCACCTGTCATATAAGTTAATCTTGCAGACGGTTTAGTTGAGTGATAGTACTGTGCTAAGTCAGTACGCATTTGGTGTACTCTAGGCATTAGATAATCACAGTGCTGGATAAAGAATACCTCTGTCTGTGCATAAGACGCTGCAGCGGCTTGTTCTACACCTGTAGCAGTCATCTGAGATAACTGTTGTCCCATTCTTTGTGGGTTAACTCCAATTACTTCATAAGCTTGTTGCTTGAAATAATTTGCAATATTGATCCTAGACATTAATCTTTCTGTCTGAGATAGATCTAGTTTTTGGAAATGCTGAAAGTTCAGAGCATTCTCTGTATTAGTAATAGAGGTATCAAGCGGTAGCATCTGGAAGTTCTTCATTGCTACATATGCTTTAGCCAAGTTACCTTTCCCCCAATCTTCTCCTAATGAGTGTCTAGGTAAAGTATTTTGGTCAAGCATAATGATAGTACCCAATTCATCTACTAGGATATCTGCTATCTGATTGTTTACAATGTTGTATCCAATCTGATATGGCTTCATTAAATCTAGTAATGCAGTAGACTTAGTATTTCTATCTGAAAACACAGAACCTTCTACAGGAAGTTTACAACCATATAGAGTTGAGTCTCCTTTAAACTGGAACTTAAGAGGGTTAATTTTATTCTTATCAATACCAATATAAATAGGTGAGAATCCACCTGGATTATTCATACCCCAGAATGAAGGAATGTTTGGTCCAATCTTTACACCACCCCATACTTCATTGATCCAGATCCAGTCAATGTGATCACCATAGATAATATTATCTTTAGTTTTATTCTTAAAGAGTCTAGTATCATAAATAGGTTTGTTTTCTACTTGGTAGTTTTCTCCTACTATTTCATTAGTAACTTCTCCGTTTTCAGCAACACTAGTCAAGTGTCCAATTTTTCTTTGAGACTTCCAGTATACAGTAGATACTCTTAATAAAAACGCTGTTCCTTGGTCATAGTAATCTTCACCTTCACTCAGGATTTGATTGATGATGTCTCCTGATTCTAATACAGAACCCCCCATTGCACTAGTATATTGTCTGTATCCTAATGAAGGCATATTGACATTCTGCTCATGTGATTTAGTACCATCATAGAATGAACCATCATTTTGCACACCGCCAATAGTATAACCAGCAGATCTAATTGGATATACAGCTTCTAATGCTTCTAGCTGTTCCTCTGTCATGATATAACCATATCTATCAATAACATCAGCAGCTGTCATCATATCTGTTTTACCAACCCAGTTTGACTGAGAGATATATCTTGAATCTGGAGATTTGTGATAAAAAGTAATTGCCGGATTCCATAATTCTACTTCATAATCATCTTCCATCATGCGGAAATGCCAGAACTCTCTATCAGTAATCAGCATATCTCTGAACCCTCTTTCTTCAAGCTCATCCATACGGAATCTTTCTACATCAACTTTGTGCTGATGAGAAGCCCACTCTTCTACCATAGATCTGTAATCCTTTTTAAAGAATTGTTCAATCTCTGGTAAGCTTTTAAGATTCTCTGGACTCATTTGTTGCTTTGCTTCTTCAGACTCAGGATCTAATCCTTGTTCTAATAAAGCTGCAGTAAGTTTAATTTGTGCATCAGCCATTAAAGTTTCTTCAACCATCTTACGCTTTTGCTCCATCATCTCATTATAAGATGATTCATCTACTGCTCTATAACTAAGTTTAGTTGTTCTTTTTGCAAACTCTGCAACAAGCACATTAATTACATTTGGGATAATAGGATAAAACTTTAGCTCTAGTGCTGACTGATCTTCTTTAGTTAGGATCTCAACTATATCTCTATAGTCATTGTTATCCTCTACAATATAGTCAGACTTATCAATAATACCTTTTGCAAGTTTATAGTTCTTCATCAGCCTGCGGGCATTTCTACGGATCTGAACTAGTCCCTTCCACTCAACCCAGTCTAAGTTCCAAGCAGCCCATTGGTCATCTTTTTCTTTTCTAGAAAGAAACTGTAATGGTTGGGTGATAGATGCTAGTCTATTGTTATCAGTCTTAGCACCATTTTTAGCTTGTATTGCATTTATAATTTGCATATTCTTTTACTTTAAGTTTTTAAATGGAGACTTTTTAAAGCCCTGTCCATTTGCAAGCTGGCCATTCCCCATGTGACGAAAGGGACTCCTATTTAATTTAAACAAATTTTCTGACTTTTGCAAGTTTTTGGCTGTGTCATCCATGATGACTCTCTTGGCATATCCTCTGTTTGACTGTTGTATTCTCATAAATGCAACCAAGGCACAGAATGAAACAAGTCTATCCACGTTAACTCCTGGAGCATATTCTCTCATTTCAGTAAGTAACATTGGATCTGGTATCCTTTCTATACCATATTTTGTACGTACAATTGTACCATCAGTCTTGGTCTCTACATCCAATTCTTCTTTAGTATACTCTATGGCATAGTTAAGAAGGTGTTGTTTGAAAAGAGTTCCTGTATTCTTCCAGCCATACTCCTGGAACACGTTAGCATTAGCACCCAAATCTTTCAAGAACATGATCTGGCTCTTAGGTACTAGAAACCTTTGCTTCTTTCTAGATATCATATACTGGATAAATAAAGAGATATTATTCTCTATTACTGTCCATGCATTGTACCATTCTATAATTAACTCTAGTCTCTGGTGAGTTTTATTAAGGTCATCAAATCTACCACACCAAGCGGCTACAATTTTATCTGGTTCTATATATGTTTCAGTTTCTATACCTGTTACTTTAGTAACTTCTACTGGAGCCTTCATCACATAGATAGAACATAGTGAATCTGATGTTGTTGTTTTACCTTCCGATACGGGGTCAATAGATGCATAGTACTGACCAAAGGCTGGGTCTTTGATTGGTCTTTCCCAAACTACCATTACTCCTGTTTTATCTTCAGTTTTTTTAGTTACTGGAAATTCTTTGATTGGTTGTCTATTGGATTGCTTAACAACAGGTTTACCATTCTCATCTGTACTTATATCTAAGAACTCATATGCATATTCTTTTTCTTCTATTCTTCTTTGCTGTGAGGCAACAAGATGTGGAGGAAAAACAGATACAGATCTATGAGCAAAAGCTTCTTCTATATTTCTTGGTCTCTGAGATATTCTTAATTGATAAGTTTCTGGGTCAAGTTCTTTCTTCCAGGCAGCAAACTGATCATCTAAAGCTTTTAATGCTTCTTCTACAAGTGAATTACCATAGTCATCTATGTAAGGTGGCATTGACCATTGCTCAGGAATAAACAAACCTGACAAACCATAAGTTCCTTTTGAATCAATAAGGTCTGTTTCAACAGCGTATACATCACTATCTGTTGGTCTAAGAATCATTTTTCTTAATGGCTCACATTGAGATAAATCTCCTACAGATCCTGCAGCAATAAACATTCCAGTAGTAATTAAACCAGATGCCATAGCTGGACGCATATACTCATATGTTAAATCCATCTTTGGTGCAATCCCGGCCTCTTCATGGAAGAAGTATTTTACTGGACCCCCTACACCATTTGTAGGATCTTTTTCAAAAGACATACCTTGCATAGTACCTTTTAAACCTACTTCTGTTTTTCTATCTCCTTTTCTTACTTCAATCTTTTGTTGCCACATTAAGACTTTGTCTGGAGACATTGGACGGTACCATGCTGTATGTTCATTTAAGAATGCAGCATATTCTGACATAAACTTCCAAGAACCTTTCTCATTGATATAATCTTTGAGGCTAGCTCCCATCTTTAAAGTTACCCCCGGTTCAAACCAAAGTTGATTAAGTAACTTAGAGATGTGAAAGTATGAGGAGGCTATCTGACGTTTCTTTAAGATAGCAACATGTTTATAATTGAGTTCTGCTAATAGTTCATATAATGCCATATGATACTGAGCATCCCTAACTTTTGCAAAGTCAAACTTTTGCTGTTCTTTATCAAAGATAGGTAAGAAGTTTAACCACATGTAGTAGTCTCTAGTAATATACCACTTCTTATTACCATTGATATAAAAGACTCCCTTTCTACATTTATGTTTCTGGTCATCCCAGTAAGATATAAAGTCTCTGGATCTAAAAGGGAATGCACAATATATATTCTGATCTCTAAACTTTACAGCTTCTTGATTAAATAGAAAACTAGTTTCATCAAAGCCATACTTTCCAGGTTCAGAAAACATCTCAGCAATAGCTCTAGAGAATTCCTCTCTAGAATTAAAGCTTATACTTGTCCAAGTACCATTATCCCAACAGGGTATATCTTGATAAATCTCACTCATAATTAACTGTCATAAGCCAAGCCCTGACCACCTCTAACTTTACTAGACTGTTCATCTTGAAGATCTTTGTATACTCCTTTAAATGATGCTCTAATTTGATCAAAGTTTTTAGCTGCAGCAACTAGTGAATTGATATTACCATCTCTTCCAGCAGTAATCTGTGTAGTCTCCATGTATCTGGCTAATCTATCTAACATGGATGCCATACCTTTGTATGCTCTAGATGTAGGTGTTTCATACATTCTTCTGCAAAATTCTAAGGCTACAAAAATATCATCATCTTCTGGAGAAAACTCAGCTTGTATTTCTTTCAGAATAATAAACTCTTTGTCTATGTCAGGAGTATTAAAGAAAGGATTCATATCAGGATTAGGACATGTCATATAAAAAATATACAGATATATCTTAAGATAATCTTCTGGATAGTTGTCCATTACATCTTTTAAAGCTTTTAGAGTATAACAATGCTCTGTAGGAACAACTACACCATTCTGTACATCAAACAATCTTGTCAGCATATCATTTCTTTTTTACAATAGGATGGTCCTTAATATGATGAAGTACTGATATTACTTCATCTACTAAATAAGGAACTGCTATTGGAGTTACTTCTTTTACAATTGGGTTACCATAAGAATCTTTAGCTGAAATTGGATAACCATATTGATCTTCTCCTGCTTGCTCAAATACAATATGGTGTATAAAGATTCTTCCTTGTCTTAATTTAGGATTGTGCTTAAGAATAATATACATGTAAATACTGAGCTGTAATGCATAATGATTAAAGTTACAGTCATCCAAATGACTAACTGGGTCTAGCATTTTTTCTGATTTGCCTTCCCAGTTAATAAATGATTCAGTCTTAATTTCCTTGTTAGTCTTGTAGTCAATGATATTTACTTTACCATTGACTACCTCAACTAAATCTGATTGTCCACAGATACCTGCAGACTTAAGATAAACCATATGTTCTGGATACACGCCTGGATCTAGCTTTTGTAAAGGAGCATGTCTAATACCTTCATGTTCTCCTGATGGAGAAATAACCGGTACAGTCACTCCTTCTCTTTCAATAGATGCTAAAGAACATAAGTCAGCTTCTCTTTGGTTATGATAATATGTGCCAAGAGTTACTGCTCTGTCAGCTTCATTCTTCCAGATCTGTTCAATAGTTTTAGCTTCAATACCAAACCATTTTGATCTTTTGCTTTTGCTAACTCTAGCAGCTACTGATTTTGCATCAAAAGGTTTTTTTAAACTAGAGACAAGTGTAGTTACACTTGTCCAGTTAATTCCTTCAGCACCATCTATGCTCTTGTAACTGTGATCTTCTGCATTAAATACTATGCTCATAATTCCTCTAGTTTATCTTCCTCTTCTTCTGTAGCAATTGCATCCCATTTACCTTTAGGACATGATGAAGAAAGTGATCTGGTCTTAAATGCTAGTGAACATCCACATTCCCCGCAACAAGGTTTTGTACCTTTTACAGCACATAATTTTCCTTTTTTATCTAGGTGTTCACATCCTTCACAGATGTCATGTCTCATTCTTGCAATGTCCTCTACAAACTCATCTCTGATTACAGAATTTTTAATACCTTCTAGGATACCTTTTCTATTCTCCCAGATTGTCCTCAGTACTGCTTTCATATTTAGCTTTTTTAAAGTTTACTTTTTTAAGTTCTTGTTCTACAATTTTTCCTTCCATTTGTATCAGCAACTCTAGTTTAGTTTCTATACCTTTCTTATTATAGTAAGCAGCAAAAGTAGATGTATCATGGTTCTCTAAAGACTTAGTATATCTAGGTATTGCTTTTCTTACAAGATGAGGTTTTACAACAAATTGCCCTAAACCTTCAATGTTGATTCTTGGATCAGTCAAGTTACTAAGAAGTTGTCTTACTTCATTATAGTAGAATTCTACAAGTTCTCTTACTAAAGTTTCTGAAACATCTAAGTCTTCAGATACTTCTTTATAGAGTTTATTAGACTTCCTGGGATTCATGCCCTAAAAATTTATAGTCTAATAAAATTGTACCTTCTGTTTGAATCTTTAGTTCAGGATTAATAGTTATCACCTTCTTGTTATCTGTATCCTTTAAGATCAAGTTATTCTTCTCAGCTTTATTGATACAATTTCTTACTGTCTGTGGAGATTTAAAAATTGGATCTTCTTCTGAAGAAGCATCATAACAAAAGTGGGTAAGTTCTATTGGCTGATTAAAACTCAATAATGTTAAGCAATTCAAGTCTGACTCACTCATTGCAATTTTGTTAATGTAGCAATGGGTAAGTATTTGGAATTTGACAACATCCCATTTAGGCATCTTGACTTTTTTCTGTACTTGATTTACTAAAGCCATGATTATTCTCTTTTAAGCTTTCTTGATTTTGCAGGTGCAACTTCTTCTTCTTCCTTATCTTGAGCATATCTTTCTTCAGTCTCAAATTCTTCAGGATGTTGCATCTGATACATCTGCATGGAATACTGTGTATCATACTGGAATCTTTTGAACTTGTATTCTGAGATCTCAGCAAGTAACTTTTCATACTTATGTTGTGCTTCTAGGAATGGTACAGCCTCTTCAAAGAACTGTTTCATCTCAGTTTTTCTAGCATCTAATTGTTCTGGAGTTAGGTTCTCCATCTCTTTCTGTTGGTTATTACTTTCCAT